CAAAGCGATCCGCCCGTTCTCGTCGCCATTGTCGCCGCTGATATCGGTTCGCGAGGTCGAGGCCGCATCGGAGAGGAGGACATAGCAGCTCCGGAAGTGCGGAGTCGCTCCATCGGTCGTCACTGGCTCAACTGGACCGACCGCGCTCGCGTGGTCGTCTTCGATGTGAGCAGCTTGGAAGACAAAGTCGCCCATCAAGCGCCCGCCATCGATTGAGATTGAGAGGCTCTCCAGCTTGCACCCAAAAGCGAAGGAGCGGACGCCGACCCCGTCAACGCGGAAGGCCAAGCTATTCGCGACAGAGCCGCTATCAGTTCCCTTCGCTGTGTACCAAGTTTGGAGAAGACGAACGGTGTCCGATGTGGTGAGAGCGCGAGAGAAGGCGGGTGAGTAGCCGATGTTCCCAGTCCCGCTCGCGTTCTCGCTTGTGACATGCGCATATTCGGCGCGCCCGTTGATCTCTAGACCCATGAGGCCGCCGAGCTTGTAGTTTCCGAGAGTGGTCGGGGTGTAGCGGTTATCACTCACCGCCGCGCTCACCGCGTCGCTCTCCGCGCCTGGGATCGTGGTCGAGAATCCAGCGGAGAGGAGCCGACCGAGAGCCGTTCCCGCGTAGTTTGAACCAGTGCCGAGCGTCGTGAAGTCACATCTCACGGTGACGGTTCCGGTGCGCCGTTGCTGCTTGGTTCCGGCGATGTATGTCGTATCAAGCTCCGGAGGGAGACCGTGAGGACCGTCGCGCGCCTCAGTGCGCTCCGAGACTGGAGGCTCGCCTGGCACGACAATGGGGTCTCGCTCGCAAGGGATCGAGATAAAGGAGAGACCGGAAGCGCTTGGAGCTCCAGTCGACGAGTCGAGCGACCCGAAAGAGCTCTCGACTGCGACCGAGAGTGAACGATGAGTAACAGCCATTTAAAACGCCTCCGAGAAGAGAAGGTCAAAGGGGACAATGAGAAGCAGCGCCGCTGGGTTTCCTGCCTCATCAAGGAGCGGAGTGGTTGTCGCCTCTCCGGTGATCAGTGAGGTGATCCCAGTCGTCGCTAAACTATACGCGGGATCGCGCAAGGAGTTGACCAGCTGTGAGCTATCCTCTCCGACGATGCGCTCCAGAAGACCGACGTCTCGCGGGATATCATAGCGGACGCGGAGCTCGGCGGTGAGCCTCTTCCGTCCAGTGATTCCCGCTTGCCCATCGTCATGGGGAAAGGTCGTCGTCCGGAGCTCGAAGAGACGGAGCGTATTTGGTCGGCGATCTGTGAGCAGCTCCATCCCCGAAGCAGGATCGACACAGACGAATCCTTGCGACTCGTCGGTCTTCGGGATCAGCGCCTCGAGGCGATTGATGAGGAAAGAGAAAGCGCTCGCGACTCCTTGGCTCATCTTCGGCCTCCGATTGCTCTATTGATCGAGCTTATAAAGCTCTTTTGCTCTGCGTAACCATAGCCCACTGGAGAGAGCTTCTTTCGCATCCTCGCGGCGATCGCATTGGTCAGCTTTCTCTGATCAGAGTTAGAGAGCCCAATGAACGGACGATCTCGGTGAACATCATAACCATAAGACCGCACCTTAGAGGAGAGCCCTATCGTGTAGCTGGTCTTCGTCGCGTTGGTCGTGATCAGGTTATTCATGAGCGCGCCGCTTAAGGTTAGGTCGACCTCGGCAGTCTGGTTCTTTCCGCCTGGCGTATAGCGTCGGCTCTTCCGCTTATATTCTCGATATCCGCCTTTATAGTAGACCCCCTTCGGAGTCTCCTCGCCGCCTTTTGGCGGAAGGTTCGCTTGATACGAGATATAAATCGGTCGCTCTGAATACTCCTTAAAAGGTCGGTCGCTCGTGTCCTTACCAGCATAGACGCGAGAGCGGACCAGAGCGATCGTGTCGAGCGCTGTAATCTGACTATCTCTCACCGTCCAGAGCTCTGGGATGGTGATCGAGACTTTGACCTTGGAGCCCATTAGTGCTGCATCCCTCGCCAGCGAGGATACTCGATCGCGATGTCCTTCTCTCGCTGTGTAGGCTGGACCGATGGGAGGGAGAAGGTTCCGCGCGCGTCGCTGACCTTGCCGCCCGCTCTGCGGAGGTTGATCTCGTCGGAGTCGATCACCCCGTCGTCATCGGTGTCGAGGGTGAGCTGTCTCATCGCCCTGGTGAAGAGCTCCATCCCTCGATTGCTCATGCGCTCCGCGATGTCTAGTTGAGCGGTCATCTCATAGACGCGCGACGCGGAAAGGTAACGATGCGCTTCAAGGAAAATGTGAGGATTGAAAATGTCATCCTCGGTCTGACTCTCAAGGAGTTCGTCTCTGATATAGAGGGTGAGCTCGTCGAGCGCCGCCGCGATCTGTTCAGAGAGATCTTGCTGACGACGCGGGATCATGTCGCCAAGTTGGGGCATCTTCGCGACGAGGTCGGAATGGGTGAGACCGGTATCGAATGGACGACGAACGACCTCGATCACGTTCCGCGCGAGAAGTGGTCGATCGTTCGGGCTCTCATCGCTGGTATAAGCGACGGTCCAATCGATCAGACCACGCGTCGCTGTATCCGCTGCGGGTATTGTGTACTCGTATCCAGCCCAGACGAGAGAGGCGCTCTCGGTGAGTGCTAGACCTCGCGGGAGAAGGTCGGCAAGAATTGCGGTCGTTCCGTCGATCCGATCAACCGTGACGAGAAAGAGCCCGTCCTCATCGGTGACGAGGAAGGCTCGCCCCGACCTGGCGCCGATTCGCCCTGAAGCGTCAGCACTGGCGGAGAGGGTGAGAGTCCGCCGATCTCCTCCGAGAGCTGTCACCGTCGCCGAAGAATGAACCGCTGTCATATTCGACGCGGCGCGCGTCGTTCCGTCGGGAAGCGTATAGGCGAGAGTCGGCGTCGCGGCGAGCGGATAAGGCGACTCCCACTGGAAGATAAAATCCTTGTTTTGAGCTGCTTTGATCATCGGCTCTCCCTCGCCTTCCGGTTCGCTTGTCTGACTTCCGCGTCGGTTCCGCGTTCTAGGTTAGCCGATTCGATCAGTTCTTCGGAGACCGGCGACCATGAGTGGCGACAGTTATATCCGCCCCCTCGCGTCAACACTGGCTCAAGCTGATAGTTCCGCATCTCTCCGACCTGTGTCTGCGTGTAGACCTTGCCGACGATCACCCGACAAAATGAACGAGTGATCCCGTCGAGCGGGCCGGTGTAGAGATAATGGTTCAGTCCAGCTTCTTCGGCTGCGATCGCGGTGAGCTCGCGTCCGTAGCTTGTGATCCTTGTTCTCGCCTCTGTGATCTGACGACCCTCTGCGGATCGGAGAGCAGCATCGAGCCCGCTGATAATATCAGAGGGTTCCATAGTAAAAGCGGCGCTGGAGAGTGCATCTCTGACCGATCGCTGAACATCGGGCAAAATGACATCATCGTATATCCCCGAGATTGTCTGGTCAGCTAGGGCTTGTCCGACGCCTCCGATTTCGGAGACCGAGAAGCCTTCTTCAGACGCCAAGAGGAGCTCCTCGACATTCGCGAGGGTCTCTCTCTCCGCGTCAGTGATCTGCATGATGGAGGAAGCTAGGCCATTATCTAGGATCCAAGCGTTCATCTCACCACGGCGCATCCGGCGGAGCTCGTCGAGTCCTCCGCGCTGCGCAGCTGCCTTCACTGCATTCACGATTTCAGCCTTGCTTCTTCGGAGCGCTCGACGGAGATCCCGATCGAGCTTCGCCTCAAGCTGCAATTGCGCTTTAGACGCGCGGAGCACTTGAAGCAGTCGAGCGTCCGTCGCCCGCTTAATCTGGCGGGTTAGGTCGTCGATCGCCTTAGCGTCCGCGTCCTCTGCGAGGTGAATATGTGAAGAGCAGTGAAGACAGCGCAAGACGACCTCTTAGGTGAGGCAGTTAGTCAGGAGACGACCGCGATCGCCGTCGACCTTCTTAAAGAGCTGGACGTGCTCACCCCAAACATGACGGCGGACGAGGTCGAGGGAGTCGTACTGCCCAGCCTGAAGGCCCTTGTACATCATGTTGAGCGCCGCGACTGGCATCGCCTTAACGCCGCCGCTCTTCTGTGCGACAGCGTCGGAGCCGCGCATGATGTAGAGACCGATCGTCTCACCGT